CGTCACTTGCCCTGTGCCTGTGTTGTAGGTAATTGCTGTCGGCATAATTCACCTCATGGATAACTAAGCCACTGCGAGTCGCGCCAAATAACAGCGCTCCCGAGCGTCCCATTCGTTATTTGGATTAGGTCCATCGTCGTTCCGCCCGTGGCTCCTTCTATTCCTTCGTCGAAGCGCCAGTATTTAACCGGGTCCCGAAAATTGGCGAGCCGCACATTTGACTTCGCGAGAGATTCAATTTGCGCCACTCCAATGTCGAGCGCATACACTCTTAAGTCTGCCAACCGGCCGTCGTACAACAGCGAGGTTGTATTTTGCGCCCCGATGTAATCGCTGACAGATGGTGCTCCCTGCGTCCAAGTGCCGCCACAGGTGTCACTTCCAGATGCCCGCTGAACTCCATCAACGTAAATGAACGCCTGTTCACCACCAAGCAAATATCTAGCCGCTATGTGGTGCCACTCGCCATTAGCGGGAGCGATTCCGGTTCCTGTTAGAGTTCCGACCACGCATGGATAGGTGATTACGATGTTCCCTGACGAAAAGCCGAGCGTCAGGCCTTCCGTCGATCCATCGCGGTAGACGGTAATCACCCGGCCCGTCGTTGTCGCGTCGGGCTTAACCCACACCGCCACCGTTATTGAGGAAGTTCCGTTGAGGCGAGCGCCAACGTTCCCTGTTCCAAGATCGACGTAAGAATTGCCGCTTCCGGGAAACTCAAGATCCGCGAACGCGATTGAGGGAACTAAAACACACAAGATAAGGAACCGTTTCATCAGTTTGCCAAGATCACGCGCCGTCGACCGGTCGACGGGACGTAATCAACAAACATGTGCGCGGTAGAAAATCTCGTCTCGTCCAATGAGCTTCCTTCGACCATTCCCACTTCCACGGAATCCAGAGCAGATAGGACCCACGCCGAACCTGTGGCCGGATCCGTCGAGTAGTACCGGCCAATCATTCGCGCTCCGCCAGCGACCGTGGGACTTACATGGAAGTTGCTTCCGCCGCTTACGAAGCGCACGGTTGCGGTTGAATTCGCCGAATCCATCGTGCTGTATGTCACCGGCAGAACCGCATTGACAGTTCCGGAAACACCGGCGGCTGATGTTGATTCAAGACCAGCCGTAGAAACGTTTCCTGGCGTTAGACTTATAAGGTGCGTGGTGTTGCCATCTGTCGGTACTTCATCCAGATTCGTGTAATCGTCTCCGGCCCCCGTTCCAATCGTCCACGCTGTAAAGCTTCCATCCGAATCAACGTCCATCCGCTTTACTTCCGATTCTGCCGGATAAGCAGAATTGTCAAGCTTTGCGTCGTCGTAAAAGAAATCCACGCTATTGCCGTTTCGATTAACGACTTTCCCCATGCGAAGAACGGCATTGTTGGAAGTCAGAAGATTTCCGGTTCCTGAAAGTTCAGACACACCATTGATCCGAACCTCCCAGTCAGCAGCCGCTCCCGTTCCAACCTTCATCTCGATCCTGTACCAGGTGCTGGCCGCCAATACCGTAGTTCCAGTCGATAGGCTTGCCCCTGCTGAATCGTAAGCGGCGAGAACGCCGTCACTGCTAATTCGCAAGGAAAACTTTGTTGTGTTTGCCGTGCTGATCGCCTGTGCGATGTCCTCCGTACCGGTCAATGGCTTTGTGGCATACTGAAAATAGAACCGATAAAACGTCTCGGCGTCATTTTCGTTAAGAGTTAAACCAGTAGCCCCGTTTCGGCCCGTGTGCTGGAAATAGCCCACGTTCGTCGTCGTCGGGTTAACTCTTAATCCGTAGTCGCCGGTACGCTTCGTGCTCGTCTGAATACTTAGTGTTCCAGACGTGGCGGCGGCCTCTATCGTGCTTCCGGATTCAAAGCCCGTAAAACTGACAATGGCCGGATAAAGCGAGGCGGGGGTGATCACCAAAACAATAAACACGAGGAGATTATTGGGGCGCATCAGAGACCACCGCCGACAACGATCTTTCCCCATTGTGAATTGTCAATTCAGTCGGGGTCCCATCGTCATCGAATTCAATATCGATGAGATGCTCAGGTAATAGCTCGGCTCCGATTTCGGATTCGATCCGCTGCCGTATGATGGTGCGCGTACTATCCCGTCCATTCTGTAGGAACGCGGCCAGGATCTCTTCTCGCGTGATCGTGATTTCCCGGCCGTATGGAACCCGAATATAAATCCCGTTCCGGTTGATCCGTTGCTCCACAACGTTGGCATTGGCAATCCCGGTGAAAAATAGAAGGAGAAGAAACACGCGCATCAGTCCCTCTCGTAGTAGACAACGCCCGTGATAAGGTCCACGGTCCCCGACTCGGAACTTGCGCCCGTCGTCAGAACCAAGTGCGCTCCTGCCGCGATGCTTGCGTTTGCGAAGCTGGATTCGTCCTCTCCGGTTGCGTCCGCCGCTTGATCCGACGAATAAACGTCTGTTCCGGCGCTTCCTAGCGAACCCTTGGCGCGTTCTTCGATGTTGTAGGTCAATGACGGTGTTGAAGATCCCATAACCGCCGCGTGAACACCGGTAATTGTTACGGACGTATCATCGGGCGCAATCCAAATCGGAACCGCTTCGCTGTCCCACGCACCATCGTCGTAGATCGTGAAAGTTGCCAGCAAACGGCTACCACCGTCGTCCGCCGTAGGCGGCTCCGAAATAACGATCTTTCGAACCTCAAGGTCTCCGGTGGCCGTATCAACGGCGTTGTTCGCGTCACGGTTAAACTTCACAATCATTATGTCGCCTTCGGCGCAGCTATCGGTGTGCGTGATTGTCGTCGTGGCGGTTTTTACATGGCCGGCCGTACCGGGAACGCTTGTCGTGCTGGTATTCGTCGGAGAGAAGCTTTCCGTGTCGATGTCCGCCGAATCGCCCGGCGTAACACACATGAGCGAAACGTCAGTAACAACGTTTCCGGACGTAGCCGACGCCATGGAAAAGTAAATTGTTGCCGTCAGAATCCCGCCGTTGTACGGCTTAAGTAACGTCGGGAACGTCACCGACTCGTCTGTGGAAGCATCACAGAGGAGCATGGAAGTAACTGCGTTCGTCCCGTTGGAAATCACGCAGGGATTCGAGTTCGGGAGTTTCGCCTGTTCCGCATTGAGAATGGCCGTGTACGTACCTGTCGATGCAATAGATCCAATAAGCTCGAAACGCATCACACCGCTTCCCGCGTCGTACCTCGGGATCTCGTTATCTGATGGCGTATCGGTGGTAGCTATCACGTAATACTGCTGGTTCCCGTCGTGGTAAATCATTGTTCCCATCGATGAGGAAAAGGCGTTAGTATCTACGGCTACGAATCCGGCAGAGGTCGTCGTGTGGGTAGAGGAGAACGGGATTCTGAGTCCCCGGTAGATTGTTGCTGTCGCCACATCCAAATCGCCGTTCGAGTTGAATGATGTGCTAGACGCCCCAATATTCGTGATGCTAAAGCCGTTCATGACGATGGTTTTCGTAGCGATATGACTGCCAAGATTGTCCCCGCCTCCAGAACTAGAGGCATCGATTGTCGTCCCGCCGTCTGAAGGAGTGAGAGTGATATTGGTTCCCGCTCTAAGGACGCCAGCGAGGGTTACCGAGGACGCTTTTAAGGTGACAAAAGCCGTTGCGCTCCCCGTTAAAGCGACATTGAAAGTGTCAGAGGAAAAGACGATGACAGCAGTTGGACTTGATACGGGAGGATGTGTGAATCCGGCCGTTGCACCTGTCGTGACAGCGAGAGAAGAGCTTCCGCCACCACCAGAGCCAGAATCGTCGTCCGAGCAAATCAACTGGCCGGAGCTATTTGTGGTAACAGCGCCACCATTGGAGTTACCCGTGCAGTTCAATCCGGAGATGGCGAACATCCCGGTGCTGATCCGGAGTTCGCCGTCGTTCCCCCACGTGAGCTGCGGATCGGCTGTCGTCCCATCTTGGACAAATGAGATAGACGAATTCGCCTGAGTAAATCCTTCGTTGTTGGGATGAAAGGTAACCTGCGAGGCGTTTCCAAGAAACGAGATTCGGTCTACGGCATAGCCGGAAGAAGCGCTCGTCGCCATCTGCAAGAAGAAGCCGGTTGAAGTCGTGCCAAATGCCGCCGTCGTAGAGTTGTTGGTGTTGAAATAAATGGCACCTGACGGCGACCCTCCCGAATTTTGAGAAAGTCGAAGCTGAGGACTTGAATTTGACGGATCAAAAAAGAGTCGGCTCCCTCCGGCATTAATGACATCGGTCGAGTGGACGACGAATGGCCCGAAAACACTTCCGCTTTGGACGGTGAAGGTCGCAATCTGAAGAGTGGTCGTGTTCCGAATGTAGTGGGTGGAATCGCCAGTTAGAAGCAGCTGAGCCGTAGTAGATCCACTTAAAAGGACCTGAAGGCCGTTTCCAACTACGTCAATCGCTGCGGTAGGGCTGGAGATGATAACTCCGTCGTCGGCGACAGCGAGAGTCGAACTGCCTCCTCCGCCGCTACCCGAACTTGTCGAACCTCCGCCAGTGATCCGCGCCGCAAAAGCAGGAGACGCGAAAAGAAGGATCAGCGCAAGCGCTTCAATCCTTCGCATCGTATTCGACGCTTCCGAGAATTTCGATGGACGGCGCGCCGGACTCGCCAATACACCAGATGCTAAACGTACCGTTACTGGTGTAATTGCCGGACGGCTTCGTCCAAAGGGCCCAACGTGGACCGCTTGAAGCCGTTACAGCAGAGTGCGTCCCGCAATAGACGACATAGGTCGAGTTGGTATTCTGAAGGAGAATTTCCCGGTGTTTCGCTGCGCCGGTATAAACCTTCGTCGCGGAGGTGGAGCTAACGGAAACGGAAATGCCGTTACCCGTATCGCCACTATTCTGAGTGACGATGTTCGCTCCGTGTCCAAGGCGGCCCCAAGCGAAGCTTAAGCTAGGCGACACCCCTATGAGGAGAACGAGCCATAATTTGTTCAACGGAACTCCTCATGTTTAACGGACTTTTACGGCTGTGAGTCCTCCGGCGGTCGTCCCGGAGGCAATCGCCACAGCAACATCGGCTCCCGTCGTCGGGGTCGTGTCGGCGGCCACGTAGCCAGGAGAAGAGGGCGTAGTGGCGGTAGAAACAAGAACGTCTCCGCGATTCACGGTGCCCGTCGTAAGGGCCAAGGCATAGCCGGCCGCAATGACGTACCCAACGGAGCCATGAGCAACGGTCCCTTCCGAAAAACCGATCCAGTCGGTCTGGTCATTGGCAGAAGAAGCCTTTCCGCATCCGGCGCAATCATCGTCGACGGTAACAAGCGTTCCTTGGGACCACGTGCTATTGCCGTCGTTTTTAATCGGGATCTTAAGAGCCGGATATTCCCCCGCCGTCGCGGAAGGGGTAGCTCCTTTCCCACCGAGAATGATGTCTCCGTCATAGAGCGTGAAATCACGCGCACTATCGATCCACGCGATGGCGGTATTGCGAAGACTCCCGATTCCGAGGATCGTCCAGTAATCCGTGAACTCGTTGGACGCTCCTTTCAAAAGGCCCGCGGCCACAAGAACACCCGCCAGAACCCCAAAGAAGATCCTGAAATGCTTTTTCATTTGTGACTCCTATTGCTTGTAAAGTTCTCGAACGTCTGCGGCATAGGGATTATCCGGATCAAGCCGCCGGCGGGCATCCTTCCATTCCCGAACCAGCGCTTGATAATCCTTGTCCTGCATCTGACGAACGTTTTCCTGAACCAATTTCGTGTAGCGAGGGCCGTCGGTCGGCCGAGACATAATGTATTCATTGTAAGTCGGGTTGATTTTGTGGAAGTGTTCCCGAAGTAAGCGTTCCTTCTTCTCATAGAACTCGCGCTCTTTGCCTTGCACGGGAGAATTGATCCCCCGCTCGCGGATGGTGTTTTGGATTCCATCCAACCTCTTCTCCAAAGCGTCCAGGTCTTGCGGTTTCCAATTAAGCCCCTGGACGCTTTCCCCGGATTCGTTGCGAATTTCAGCACCGCGCATAACGTCTTCCAAATGCTCCGCTTCTTGTTTCAGTCGTTGTTCCTCCGTATAGGACATCGAAGGTATTTTCGCCGATCCAACTTTCATGTCGTCTCCTTTCTGATTTAGCTCGCGTTGTGCCCGTACACAAAGACCCAGCTAAGCGGGGTGTTTGCGTAGCGCATGTAAAGCGCGTACTTCTTAACGAACGTGTCGAAATCACCGTCCCGACCGAACTCAAGCGGAATCCGCTGTTGCCAGAGGAGGAACCGCTTCATTTTCTTCGAGTCGATCATGAACCAGTTATTCGTGTCCTGGAGGAACGTGGTCGTCTTGTACGTGAACGCTCCCTCATAGGCGTTTTTGTTGTTGTTATTGGTTCCAGGCCGAAGCTTGGACTCAATCACTTCATGGAACTGGGACGCGAGATCGACCGGGCCAAGCAACATGTCTGGCTTCATCGTCAAGATCGTCCGGTCCTGAGAGTTCTTGTACTTCCGCATGAGAATCCAAGTGGCATCCAACGCGGAATACGAGAACGCGGAGGTTCCGCTGTTCGATTGAGTCGTCGAGGTCGATTCGTAGGTGTGAGCCGAGTTACAGAGACTCAAACCATCGAAGGTTGTGTAAGTCGTGGTGAACGCACTCACAAACGGACCCGCCGCGTCTTGTTCCATTCGATAACGGGCAACTTCACCCATCGAACGAACAAGCTCTTCGATTACGCCGTAAAGATCGTCATCGGAAAGTTCCCGCTGGATCTTAAGGCCGAGCGCATAAGCAACGTTCGAGACGGACTTGCTGTTTCCTTCCTGCGCGGTCGTGTATTGAAGGTTTCCTGTGAATTGAGGAACGTTTCCGATGTCCTCAACTTCCAAGTAGTCTTCGTTTTTCTTGTTCGAGGTTTCGATCCGGTAGAGAGGAGCAATCAGCGAGTCAGGAACGGAGTTGAATTCGTTCGCAAACACCATCCTCAACCCAGGTTCGACGCTGTTCGCGAACTGACCTGATGTTAGTTGTGCCATTTAAGTTATTCCTCCTTACCGTTAATCAATTGTGTGCCCGGCGGTATTCCGGACAAGCAATTTCGTATAGAAACGCGGGTTAACAAGCGTGATGCCGTTGTGTTTGGTCGGATCGAGCATCTGAGGCGGATAGCCGGTATCTTCAAACCAGTTTTCCAGGATGCAAACCGTCCAAGATCCAGCGCCGGCATCCGTTCCGATTCCCGTCGCCGTGCTGTTCAGCTTCACAAGCGGATGGAAGATTCGGAGGATTTTGATGACGGTATCCGAGGAAGACCAACCCGTTGCCGTTTTGGTCGTGCAAGATCCGGAGGCGGAAGTATCGACGAAGAAAAGCGTCTTCGAAACGGTCGAGTACAGCCAAGAAGTGCTGATCTCGTCCTCAAGGCTTGTGATCGTGACGGTCGTGCCGGACGTCGAAGCAACGGCCGCTGTATCCGACTGGTCGTATTCCAATTGAAGGATGGAATAGCGGTCGATCAGTTCAACTTTTTTAAACGACCACGCCGTTCCATTGATGGCAACGTCATTCGAGGTCGTCACTTGCTCTTTCAGGATTCCGATAGCGTCCGCCGCTGCGCCCGTGGCGACAATGGCTGCGCCTTTGTCCGTCTCGTCGGTCGTTCCCGGCATCAGCAAAGTACCCGGTTCCGCTGTCGATGAGACCAACACAGGAACCTCGACAGTTACTGGCTCGTGGCCGGTGATTTCAAGAATTTTCATCTGCACTCTCCTTTTTCGTTCTTAGCGACTGTTGTAGGAGCCACAAAAAGCGCATCCCGACCCAACAGTCGGTTCATCGCTAACCACTGTCACGCCACCGTTCCCGTCCCGTGAACCACCGGGACTAACCACGAGCTTTGCTTCGTTTTCAAATCCGCACTGCTTGCAATCGTAATAGCCGTCTTCCTTTAGCTGACCATTACCCGCCGTCGGGGTCGGGTGGATATTCCGCCCGATCCCAACGTCGCTATTGAACCTTGACCTTCTTGAGCGCGCCTTTAGGATCATCGATCACCACCTCGTATCCGTCTGAGGTCACGCCGAGCTTCGTCGGAATGTAGGGACTCATCCACTTCTTGCGCTCGGACTCCTTTGTGATCCCAAAATGGCCGCAAATCTCCCGGTATTCGGGGTCGATCTCGTCGGAAAGCGGCTTGTTTTGGGTGCCGTTAATGGGTTTCGGAGTCGGCTTGTGGAAATCGTTGACGATTTGGCGTCTCTGGCCGTCGGCGGAAGCCTTCGGCTTGTCGAGCGAGGTGATATAAATGAATTCCCGCTCCATGACCTGTTTCAGTTTCTCGGTTTGCTGACGAGATTCGGGCGAGAGGTCAGAAACCACGTTCCGTATGCGGTCGAAGTAACGGGAAAACTCTGGGTATTTGGCGATCAGCTCGTTTTTCGCCTCAAGTTCGGCGATTCGCTCGGAATTTCGCTGCTTTTCCTTCTGAAAATCATGCTGGATAAGAGCGTTGTTGGCTTGAATCCGGCTCATCTTGTACTTCGCCACAAAATCATCCTCGTCCATGGCGTTGATGTCGGCCAAAACCTGCGCTTTTGTCGCTTGTTCCTGCTGTTCTTTAGGATCGACAGCCGCCGGCTGAGGAGCTGCCTGGGGAAAGGGGCGATTCTCAAAGGATTCGACTTTCGCTCGAAGCGACTTGATCTCGTTTAAAAGCTCTTCCTGGTTGGATGCTTCAGCGGCTGGTTCGGGTTGGTTCTCTGGTGGCGCGTTCTGGGAATCTTCTGGCGGAAGCTGATTCTGTTCGTCTTGGGTTGGTTCTGGCTGCGCGTTTGGTTCCATTACTCCTGGATCGGCGGATGCACTTGAGACTGCTTTTACTTTCATTCCCACTCCTCGAAGGTTTAAGGGCATAAAAAAAGCCCCACCCCCGGCGTTCCGGGAATGGGGCTTAACGGCTGTCCTGTTTTAAAGCTTGTGGACTATTTTGCCCGTATCAAAGAAAAATTGAATTCTTGTGCTGCTTACAATTACGACGATTGCATTGTATGTCGAGTGCTACGCTAAAACAAGGAGGATTTTTCGCCTCCGTGTTCGTGTCCATATAGCGGTACTTGAACAACAACTGGCCGCAACCCTGGCAGAACCGAAGCATCGGTTCTCTCGCAATCGCTTCAGTCTTCTCTAACTTCTGCGTTTCGTTTAATTGTGTCACGCTCTTTCTCCAGCCTCTCCACTTCGTTTCGGTGAAACCTTACGAACGACTCCGATCCTTCAAAACTATCGACAATCTCTTTCGCTAAAAGCTCTTTCCCGAGAAGAAGAGTCGCGTTTCGAATCGATTGGTCTGTGCCTTCTATAAGATAGGAATCCTTCTCAAGACGAATCGAATTCAAGTTGCCCTTAAGTCCCTTTACGAAATCCGAAATCACGGGACGGTCCAATTCCTTTTTGTATTCCGCCGACATTCGAAGCGCTTCCAAATGCCGGAAGATTTCCTTGTCTAGATTCTCAATAACTTTCGGGTCCAGGTACCTGTGCGGCATCCTCACTCCTTCTTTGACTTACTTGCAAAGCGGCGTCTAGAAGCGCAAGTTCTCGCTCCTGTTTTCTAGCTGCTTCATCCTGATAAACCCGTTGCGCGATGCGCTCCTCAGCCAACTTCTCTTTCGCCTTGATCTCGTTCTCTTGCTCGGAAGCAAGAAGCGCATTCCCACCCGTCAAAGCGGCCAACTCTTCTTTGTTAGGCAGAAGCGCTCGCTCGTCTTTAATACGCGCCGATTCGAGGAGCCGGCGTTGCATCTCGCTCAAGATTCGCGGATTCTGAGCCGTGACGGGATTCCCAAGGCTCAGCGCCATGATCTCTTTGTTCCGGTCGAACTCGGAATCGGGGTTTAAGAACACCGATGTCCCATTCACGACGAACCGAACATTGGGGTTGTAAAGCTTCGAGCGCTCAATCTCCTTCTGGATCAGTTCTCCGCTCTCGTTCGAGACGTAATATTTGATCCGGTCAGGACCGTACTGGTAGTAAAGATCCAACATGAACATCCCAATATCGGAGAAAACGTCCACGAGGTTTTCAACGTAATCGTCGAGTCTATTTGTGGACTGGCGAAGGAGTTCAGATTGTTTTCGAGCGGGAGCGCGGGGATCGAGCGGATTGGACTGACCGGATAAACCAGAACTTGCACCGGTAACAAGATCCATGAGCTGATAAAGAAGTGTCTCTTCGTCGACGGAACCGGAGAGGTCAACCGGCTTGATTTCGAACTGTTTGATCGATTCAACATCATCGACCCAAAACGTAACGCCGGGATAAAAGCTGAGGTCGTGGCGGGATGGGTCGAACTTGCCCTTAGCGGAGTTCTTCGCTTTAAAACTCGGGACATGCGTAATCGTCCTGGAGTTAATCCGCATCCGGTGGATGGTGTCGGCTTCCAGCGACAAATCCGAAATGTCGTCCATGAGCGACATCCCGAGAAGCCGGCCGTCACGGACGATGAACCTCAATAGGAAATAGGTGCTTTTCCCCTTCCTTATCGGGTACTTCTCGATCCGCAAAATCTTCTTGGCCTTCCTAGCGAAATTGACGAGATACTTTTCCTTTACGCCATCTCCATCCAAATCTTTCCGCCAGCAAAGCTCGTAGCATTCGTACTCTTTAGAGGTCCCTACCTCGCGGCTAATCCCCTCGATGTTGTCCCGCGAGGAGGTAAGTTGGTCTTCTCGGACGTCGCCACCGGTGCGGATAACCGCTTGAACGTCGTCCTCACTCTCGAACTTGCCGGAAGTGTGATAGTCCTCGATCTGGTAGTCGGTAAGCCAGACCCGCTTCCCGTGCAATGCGAGATCCTTAATTTGCGGGACATATACCGGCCAATGAACGAAATCAATCGCGGGGACCAAATAACCTTTGGGACCGTCGTAAATCGGCAAGTCCATCTCGAAGGCAAGCTCAACGCCTTTTTGCTGGCTTAACTGGTCAATGATCTCCGAAAACCGCTCCTCTGAAACGCCGGCGTCATTTGCGGTTGGGTAGTCAGTAATAAATTCATCCACCGTCGAGTACAACTTAAAATCGTTCACGCGCTCCAAATCAGTTTCCCAAACCACCTGGACAACGGCGGTTCCGTCGCGCGTAACTGGATTGATCCCTTCTTTTAGGGTGCGGTGAACGTTCGTATCGTTCTTGATCTTGTCTTCGAGGAAGTCCTGAATGTCTTTAACGGAGTCTCTCGATTTCTCGTAAAGCTCGTCAGGGCCCGCGTAACGAGCCATGAGGAAAGGGATGGGGCGGAAAGTGGTGCGGTTAATGGCGGAGCGGATTTCCCGCATCTTGATTTTCGGGTAGGGAACATGCAACTGAGATGCGCCGCGCCAAGGAAAATCAGAAACCTTCGTAACGCCTTCAGCTAAGTCGTTCCACTCCCGCAGCTTCTGATTAAACGGGCTTCGAGAGTCTTCCCATTCCCCGATAATCCGGTCCAACTCAAACTCGCACTTTTGTTTCTTGTCGGGGTCGAGCTTTATCGCTCTTCGCTTAAATCGATCAGAAACAGCTTCCGCTTGCTCGACAGCTTCCTTGTATTCGAGAGGCGCTTTCTTTACCGAGTAGAGCGATATGTCGTCGGACATTTACCTTTTTCCGAACGGATTGAATCCCCGGAATCCGGGGCGGAGGAGCGACTTCTTCTCTTCCTCTTTTTTTCTCAGTTGCTCGTAGAAGTTTTTCGCGATGTCTTCGACTTCTTTGAAAAATCCGTAGATGGTGTATATCCCATGGGAGAGATGAATTCTTGTTTCAAGCCATCCATCTTTAGTGATGTTAACGTACTTGGCTTTTGGATCAGGTTTTTCATTTCCTGCGTTTTGATTCTCCGCGCTCGCCTCTTCCTCATGTCCGTTAGTTCCGTTTTGCATCCATCTCCCCAATCATGAAAATCGGATAATCGCCATTAAAACTATCGGGAATGTTCCTGAAAATCAAGACCTCTGGATTCAGGAAGTACTGACCTGTTTCCCGTTTCTCGACCCACAGTAACATATCAGGCTCAATGTCAAAAATTCCTGACGATATCACACGCCCGTAGTAGTAGGAAGTTTTTCTTTTCTTCTTTTCGATAACCGAGTCGGGTACGATCAGCTTCAAATCTTGCTCCTGCGTCACGTACTTGGAGAGCTGCATAACGCAAACGCCGGGTGCCGCCAGGTTCTCTCCGAAGATAAGCAAATGCTTTTCTGAAGCAATGAGCCGCTGATCGTCCAAATCCATCTGCGTCCACTTGAAGCGCTGCACAACCACGCGATCTCCCGGCCTAACCAACTGGCAACCCTCCGAGACTTCCTCCACAACGCCTGGGAAAGCGTCCGGGATATAGCGCTCCTTTCTCGGATCTCGATTAATAACCGTGATTCCGGCCGCCTCGGAAGGGCGGGAGATGTTCACCACAAACTTACGGCCAATCAGCTTAAAGCCTTCTGGCATTAGCAACCCCGCTTCTTTTTTTTCTTGCTCTTCGTCTTCATCGTTTGCGCCTCCTTCATCATCTGCATTTGCTTCTCCAAACCGCCGAAGCGAAGTTCCCTTGAAATCAGAACTTCCTCGGGAGATGGCTTCTGCATCATCCTTTTTAGAATCTCCTCGTTTGTCATCGTCGCTCCTTTAGAGACCGTAGCCCGATCTTCCCATCGGTACCGGCTCGTATCGTTGTCCCTTCTCGGGTACGCCAAAAATCTTGTGGTAGTCAGGGTCGCCGAACGGATTCACGCTTGGCTGCTGAATCGTGTTGAGCGAAACAAGCCCGTACCTCGCCGCCTCGCAAGCGTGGTCCTCATTGTCCTGATCCATGTCCTCGCCGTTCTTCGAGGCGGTATCGTTGTAGACCATCATCGGCAACGTTCGAATCAGATTCGTGCAATTGGGAGAGACCTGGAGCCACGGATACCCGTCCGGAGCCTTATTCAGGTACTCCCGCATCTTGTTCCAGCCAGCGATTCTGGCGTTGTTCGCTTTCTGCATCGGAATTCGGTCCCCAAGAACAAGCTGCATACTCTGCTGGATCGTCTCGCCTCCGCCGTCCATGTCCGCTTTCTTCCCCCATATCTCAGGCGAGGCCATCATGTACTGATAGTCCTCATCCAACGGAGAGGCGTTTAAAATGTCATGCGCGAGTTCTTTGGGGCCCCGCTGCGTAATGTAGAGTTCCCGGTAAGCGAAAACGCGCCCCATAGGCGTAACTTCCCACCACAAGACGCAAGCGGGATCGATGTACCCCCAATCCAGAGAGAGAAACTTTACCGTGTAGGTGTCAGGTTTCCGTGGCTTCAAGAGAACACCGTAACCAGGTCTCGGGTCCCAATTGTCGAAGAACTGGCCTTCAAAAACGTCCCAACGGCCAAAGGCCAACGCCAAATACTTTTTCTGCCCCAGATCACGAAGACGCTTTTTGTAGAGCGGGTCACGTTCGAAGAGAGCGGGGTTGTCTTCGATC